CTACCGCCATCCCCCTGTCTCATTCCAGCGTTTCCACAGGGCATCAAGCAGCGCATGCTCTTGTACATGCATGATCGGGTCTGCCTGCAAGTCTATGGCATGCCGGATAAATCCCAGCACAATGGCTGGCTCAGATATGGCGTTTGCGCTGTGCGCCGCTATCGGCTCGGATTCATCCGGCTGCCGCGCCTGCGGCAGCTCGTGGCGGTCGCACCGCGTCACCCTGTCCGACTTTTCCGTGCATTCATCCCAGTGTGCGCACGTATAACACGCGCTGGTCGCATGTTCCGGGTGCGGTTCCAGCGGCAGCTCCTGCGGTTGCAGTTCAAGTTCCGGCCCTTCTTCTTCGCCGCCTTTGTATTCCGATTCCCAGCCGGATGTATTTTCAAGCGCTGTGCGTATTTCCGTACATGCGTTATCGCATGTAGCCGCGTTATTACAATTGGCGCAGCATCCCGGGCACCCCGCCGTCGCGCCGTCCCGGTAATAACCCGCCAGATTTTCAGCGTTGTCGCAAAAGCATCCGCTTACGGGGCATTCGCGCTCGGCATAACGTGCGGCAAGCTCTTTGCGTTTCTGCGCTTCCCTTTCTTCCCGTGCCTGTTTCTCGGTGATCGGCTGCGGCGCTTCGGCGTGCCGTTCCTGCTCCTCTTTCGGCAGGCCCGCGAGCTGATACGCAGCGGAAAACGCCAGCGTGCCGTCCTTGATGCGCTCCATCAGTTCTGGAATCAGATTTTTGTTGACCGCCTCTAACTGCGCGATTTTGGTTTCACTGATTTCCAGCAAGCGGGCCATAGCTGTGCGCAACTTCCCCTCTGTCAGGGGCACGCCGTTGACCTCGCGCACGCCGCCCGCCCTCAACTCTTGCAAGCAGCTTTTGAGCTGCGCCACTTCTTCCAGCAGTGTGGCCGCGTCCTTTACGCGGTAACTATTCGCCATTATCAGGTTCAGGCGTTCCTCGGTATCCGTTTTGTGCTGTTTTATCTGGCACGTGACGAGCCTGAACTGCTCATTTCCTTTTTCCAGCAAAAGCAGCATGGCGCGCCAGCGGCGTTCCCCGGAAATTATGCGATAGTCGCGCCCCTCTCCGTCCGGGTCGTATGTCACAACGATGTTTTGCAGCAGGCCTGCCGTCTGGAT